CCCAAAATCAGAAATAATACCCGTTTGAGCTGCTAAATCAGTAAATGATTTATTTAAATCTTTTGAAGTAATAAATAACTTTTCTGAGTTAATAGCAGTAAGAGCTATACTATTTTGTAAGTCATAAGCACTTTTATAACTTATACCTAGATTTTTCTGTAGATTATTTATGTTATCACTACCTGCTAAAGCTGCTTTAGCTAAACCTATTATAGCACCTTCAGACAATAAAGAAAGTTTTTCAGTATTTGTTAAATCCTCATTTAATACTTGAGCCGCTAATCCTGATTTATCAAGAGATATTAAATACTCAGCAGCTGTTTGGGCTATATTTCCTAAAATACCCCTACGAAGAATATCTTGTTTTATTTGTTCTCCTGTTGTTTTTCTTTGTGCTTCTGCCCGGTCAGCTATTTCTTCATAATTAAAAACATCTTCAGCACTAATTTCTATACCTTTAGAACGAAGAGTATTAATAGCTTCACTTGCTATTTTTCTAGCTCTATCAGCTTTTTCTTGTTCTTTAGCGTATTCTTTTTGGGCAGCTGCACCTTTTTTACCTCCTTTAGCTATTTCTTCTTGTAAAGCAAGTTGTTTTTGATTTGATTTAACAATAGCTTCTGTTGCCTTAGTTAAATCATTACTATAGGTTTTAACTACTTTTTTAGTAGCAGCATCAAACCCTTCAGTTTCTTGGGCTGCTAGATTTAAATTAGCAGTAATATCACGAAGTAACTCATTAGTTGCTTCAAATTCTTCCCTTAATTTTTTTGCTTCGTCAGATGTAGCCATAGTTTATCTATATGTTATAAATATTATTTATAACTGCTTTTTGTAGGAATTTTTACAGTTCCATCCGAATTTACCATGTTAGTAGAATTTGAATTAGAAGATTCTTTAGATTTTTTTATCATTTCTGATTGTTTATCATAGTGATCTTTAATCTTAGAATAAGTAAATTTTCTTAACCATAAAGGCATATCATAGACTACAGGCCAAGAATACCCCCCTTGCCCATAAAAACAAATTTCATGGATTTGAGTTAGAAAATTTAATCTATATTGTTTAGCTGAGGTTGGCGTCAGGCCAAAAAAAGTTAATCCCAATTGGGAGAGAGATTGACTTGTTTGAAGTAGAGGGAAAAAAAGTTAAATCCACGTCTGGTTGAATTTTTGAAATATGCTCTCTAAATGATCTGGCATCTCGAGCTAAAAAGGCTTGATCAATAAATTCTCGGATTGTTTTAGTTTCTCGATCACCATTAATAGAAGTAATCATATACTTTAACCGAGTAGTTAATTCCGGGGATTCTTCTTTTTTTATTTTTTTCAACCCTTCTAATTCTCTTTCAATTTTAACTTCATCACCTTGAGTTAGAAATTTAAAAGTAATTTCATTATTTGAGGCTGGGAGGGTAAATGTAAATTCATTTTGTCCTTTAGTATATAAAGATTCATCTAAAGGTTTATTTTCAATTTGAGAAAGATCAACTGTTTCTTCTACACCCTTATAAGTAAATTTGTATTCAGCTCCATATCCTAAGATACGAGCAGCTATCATTATAGCATTTTTATCACCAATAACCAAGTCATTATAATCACATTTAGTTACAATTAATGATTTTAATAATTTATCTAGTACAGTTCCGTTTTGAATATAGTTTTGATTAGTAAGGATGTCTTCTTCCTTAGCAGTCATATACTTAATTTCAATAGTACCGTTTGATAATGGGTGACCTTCAGGGTATAATAGGCCTTTTGAAGGTAATTCGATTGTTTCTGTTGGTAAGTTAAAACTCATATTTTATTTTATAACGTTTATCGTGTATACATATGAATATAAAAAAGAGCTTAACCGAAGCCAAGCTCTCTTTATAAAAATATTGATTTTTTTAGAAGTTCAAGATACAATAATCTGGTTGAACTGTCATTGTTAAGTTGATAGCAGTATTTTCTGTATCCCAACCATATTCGCCAAAACCAGCTTCTGTAATCATAGCACCTTTGATAATCCATTCTGAGACTACATCACCTACAGGACCTAATACGTTAAATGTTAAGTCTTTCTTGTAGAAATCTGAATAACCATCTCTACCAGTTACTGATTCGTGGTGTAAACGTACCCACTCCATAACAGCCTGAGCGCCTGAAGGAGTAATTGGATCAAACAATGTAAACTGGATAGGTCCCCAAGTTGATTTGCCTTTTACAAAACGTTGAACATTAATATGGTTTAAAGCTACTGTACCTTGTGATAAGGTTACAGCACCTACACCTTTTATTGTATAAGCTGGGAATCCGTCAATATACATGATGAACCTATTTGCTTGTTTTGGTTCAAATGCTGTGAAAAATATTTCGTTAGGATCTAATACTGCCATTGTTGTTTAATTTATTCTATTATAAATATTTGTTATCTAAACTTTTACGATGGGAAAGTTGCTCCCGTTGGTAATACGTTAAAGTCTAAGTAAATAAATTCAGCTGTTTTTGTTGGTTGTAAATAAATAGCACCTACTAATTGGTTTCTATCAATTACATCCGGAGTATTATTGCTATCATCCATTACTACTTTAAAAGCATATAAACCTTGTCTTTGTTGAACTGTTTCTAAATATGGATTTACTGCTGCTAAGAAATTATTTCTTGTAGCTGCTGTATTTTGTTCAAATACTAAAGTTTGAGCAACTTGTCCAATGTAAGATTTAAGAGCAATCAACAATCTTCTAACATTTACTCTGTCTAAAGCACTTGATTGACGTTGTAATGTTTTTTGACCATATACTACAACACCTGTTCCAGGGAAAGTAGCTATTGGATTAACATTTTCTTCGTATAAAGCATCTCTACTAGCTGCTGGTAATTGTCTTTCAGCGCGAATTACGTTAGTTAATCCTCCTCTGTTGATACCCGCTGGGGCAAACCATGGCTCGCTTACACTGTCGTTAAATGCGTAAACTCCCCCGATCATTGTTGAAGCAGGAACCCATGTTCTATCACCTAAATCAGGATCAATTACTTGTAACCAAGGCCAGTACATAGTAGCGTATGAAGTATTTCTTGAAGCAGCTTCAGTAGTAGTTGCTGTAATACTACTAGCATAAGGTACTGGATCAATTACTAAAATATTATCTCCTCTTTGTTGAGTATTATTAATTGCTGTAGTAATTTGAGAAGTATGAGTATCGTTAGTTAATCCTGGGAGGAAGTAAGAGTTAAATTGGTAATTATCTTGGTTAGATAATAAGTTTAACATATTTGTATAATCACTTCCTACTAGACCTTGTGAATCATTGGCATCAATATATTGATACATATTCATTGTTCTACCTGAAGGGACTACGTTACCTACACCACCAGCAAATGAACCATTATACGAACCTGATCCTACTGTTGGGATAGATCCTGTATATTGGGCTTTAGCATTTCCTGCATTATCTAAATAATTTGGAGTTAATAGGTTTACTGATTTTACTCTTACGTATCTAGAAGCATTTGGGTAAGAACCTGATACTTGTAGGTAATTACCACTTGATTGGTAATTGTATTTTTCGTCACCAATTACTTTAGTAATAAAGTTATCTTGGGTTGGATCTAATGATAAATTATTCCAAGATTCTAATATTACTTTATTATTTTGAGTATCATTACCTCTTCTAACTAATAATGAGAAAGTACCTGATGAGGTATTTGAAGTGGCAATTTCCCATCTTACATTATCAGATGAGCCTGATTCCATTGCTGCTTGAGAAAGTACTGAACCTGTATTATTCCAAATAACACCTTTATCAATAGCTTCTAATTCAAATGATGTAGTTTCAGTAGTTATGTTTGAACCACCACCTAATACTGTAGGTGAAGTTCCATCTGAACCTGTTGAGAAGGTAGTTGATGAACCTGTTACAAATGTTACTCCGTTAAAGGCTGTACCTGCTGAAGCAGCTGTAAAGTTTAATACTCCGGAACCTGCATCTACTGAGGTAATTACTGAAGAAACAGAAGTACCTAGTTTAGTATTTAATAAAGTAGCATAGGCTGTAGAAGTAGAACCTGTTGCTACAAAGTATAAAGGTGCTTGATCAGCTGGTAAACCATTAGCAGGATCAGCCGCTACAAATCTATAAGTTGTACCATCATAATCAAATTTAACTTCATCATCAACTACAGTACCAAATACACTAGCACCTGCTAAAGTTAAGTCAATACTTGCTGTAGCTGAAGCATCACCTACAGTAGAACCTGCTGTAATACTTGCTGAAGCATAATTCCAAGTTGATGGACTGTTTACTACTCTAGTTACTAATAAAGTGTTACCACCATTGTTAAAATAGTTGTAAGCTGCGATTGAAGTAAAGAAAGTATAATCTAAACTACCACTTTCAAAAGTTGTTCCGAATCTGTTTTGGTAATCACTGTAAGATGTAACAACTGTAGGTTGTTCTACTGGTCCTTTAACTGCAGGACCAACAATAGCAGCTCCTACTTGAACAGGTTGCTGCGTAATAAATGACTGGTCATTCTCTCTTGCTAATACACCGGGTGATATTAATGTTTCTGCCATTGTAATGAGATTATTATTTTGTTATAAATATTCAAGAGAGAATTAAAAATTAATCTATTTTTGTAAATTCCCCTGTTTCTATGTTAATATTTCCGTCTCCATACTTTTGTTGAAGATCATCACCAAATTTTTTACTTTTATTTTGTAATTTAATAACTTCTTGTTTTAAATTATCTTTTTGTATATTTAAAGTTTGAATTTGGTATTCAATACTACCTAACTGATCTACTAGATTTAATTCTGTTTGTTGGATTTCTTTAATAGTATCTAGTTCTTGTTTTTTTAATAACACTTTTTCCATGTTTATAAATATTATATTATCTTTTATTATTTAATAGTTTTTTAACTTCTGTAAATACCTTTCCTGGGGTAATGGATTTTTGACATATAAACTGTTTATCTGTTCCTTTCCAAATAGGACACCATTCCCAATCACTAGCATCAAATGTAAAATTGGGATTAGTCCAACAAGGAGAACATGAATTTTCTACAGCAAGTCTAGTTACTTTAGAAGTAAATTCATGACCTTCTTCAACAAAACCATTTATCATTACTGTATGTTTATTTAAAGCCCAATTAAACCAAGATAAACCTGAACCCAATCCTACAAACATATCAGCGTGTAATAAATAATTAGCAATTTTATCAAAAGGCTGATTCCAAGAATTTATTACATTAGGTAAATCACTTTGATCTTTAGTTAATGCTACTACTTGGTATCCGGATTGGGTTAATAGTTTAATTAAAGAAATCCAATAAGCTTTAGGCCATTCTTTACAACCAGAGGTAGCTTGAGGTCCTATAACTATATATTTGTTTTTAATTGGACGAACTTGTTTTTTAAAATTAATACCTAAATTTAATTCTTTATATTCTAAACCTAAAATATCAGTTGCAGTTTGTTGAAGGGGGATTGTATTACATTGATTTGGGTGGTCTTCAAAGTTTTTCCACCCACCATTATTGTCTCTAAACCAACCTATTTTATAACTAGCAGTTAAACCACTAATATTAGAGCCTGGGGTGGTAAATTCAATATTTTTATATGCTTCTAAATCTTTAAACCAATCGTTATGGAATGTAGATAAAACTACTTTACAATTATGTTTTTTGGCAAATTCTACAGCGTATGGTGTCCATGCTAAAGTATCACCTATAGATTTAGATTCTAAAGAAATTAAAACTTTTCCTTTTTCTAAATTTAATGTATTTACTATTTTACCATTAACTTTAATAATCCATGGAATATAATAACTTTTAGAACAGGTAGTCCACATATTATTATTAATAGTTGTACTATGGATAACTTCATTAGTATCACTATTAATAAATTCAATAAAATATTCTTGTTCTATATCTCCTTTAACTTCAACTTTAGGACCATTTAAATATGAAATTAATATTGTATTGGGTTTAGGAGTGTAATTAACCATAAAATCTTGAAGAGTATCTCTACCAATTTGAGCTACTTTATCCCAATTAAAATCACGATGGATAATTTTTGCTTCTTCTATAGCTCGTTTTTTATGATCTGTGTAATTTTCAAAAGCATCACGCATTACACGAGCTAAGTCTTCATAGTCGGGTTCATAATAATTACCTGGGATAAATTTATCTTCTAAATTAATTCCAAAATTAGAATAATTATTTCCTTGAGTTGATTTTTCTCCTATAATTTTTACAGGTAAACCTTTACCTGAAGCAAATTCGGTTTGGCCTGAACAATCTGAGTAAATAGAAGGAGTACCACAAGCCATAGCTTCAATTAAAGGTAAATTCCATCCTTCACTACGAGCACAAGATAAAAATACATGACCATTTTTCATGTATGTAATATAATCTTCTCGTGAGGGAAAGTGTTTAATTTTTAATCGTGGGTCTGAAATATTAAATTTTTCTAGTCTTTCTTGTGTAGTTTTACAACCATCTAAAGGTTCACCCCAAGGGTTGTCAATAGATAAAATTAAATCTACAGGCTCATTTGGGTCAAATTCCTTAAGGAAGGTTTCAATGATTTCTTTAGTAGATTTTCTATAATCCCAACGTCCAAAATGAATAAATTTAAATCTACCATCTACATAATCTAATGTTGTTTGGGGGTCTTCTGGGTAGAAAGTTTTAGTATCTACTCCTTCAGGTACAACTTTTACCTTAGCAGGATCTGCTCCCTGGTCTATTGTACATTGAGCTTGCCATTTAGAAGGAACCCACATTTGGTCAAAAGTTTTCCACTGTTCAAAAAACCCTTTAGGTTGTACTGTAGATTCCCATACATTATAACCAATTTTAGGACCATTATAACCTTCATAAAAATAATAATGATTGGTTTCACTTAAAATTAAATTAACATTATGGTTAAAGTCTTGCCCATAATTTGGATAAATTTTAGATTCAAACCTATTTTGTTCATTACCATCATGTAATAAAGTTTGTTGATGGAGAATATTTTTATCTGTATCTATGATGTAAGGTTCTTTATTATGTGGTTCATCTGTAGAACCATCCCAATATTTACCAACAGTATAGTTTCTGACTTTAATGTCTAAATGTTTAGATAAATGCCTAAAAAATTCTCGTGTATGATTATTATACCCTGTGGTGCCTATGTAAGAGGCATGGGCAAAAACCTTTAGTTGTTTCATATATAACTTTATAATTTTAGTTGTAACTAAATGTATGAAGGGGGGACTAACTCCCCTACCTACTTTTTATTTTTCGTTAATCTTTTTTTCTAAAGCTTCTATTTTAGCATTTAGTTTGTGGTTCATCATTCTGTGATGATAAATATTAACCTTTATTAGGACAAATTATTTTTTATATAATAAACTAATCTATAATCTTTTTTAGATAGTTTCGGATTTGATCTAGAAACATTTTTTATAATTTTATCATAAGGTATAATTTCAACAATTTTTTTATAATCTAATTTATCCATGTATTCTTCTACTTTCCCTCTAACTGAACCGTATTGGTTAAAAAAACAATATATTCCACCTGGGTTTAGTAATTTGTCTACTACTTTAGTAAATTTACCCCATTGGTCATTTTCTTTAGAAAAAGAAATAGTATCAAAATATATTGAATCAAAAGTAACTTTATCAGTAATAAATTCTTGTACTACATCTTCCCAATCCCCTAAAATTATGTTTTCTTTAAAACCCATTTCTAAAGCCATTTCATATACTTTAGGATGAATTTCTATAATAGTATGTTTTTTAGGAGAATAGGATTTAATATAAGAATCTATAATACCCATTCCAAACCCAACGTTTAGAATTGAACCCTTATTTTTACAAAGAATTTGAGCAGATTTTTCCATAATGAGATCTTCGTCTTTACTCATTACAGAAGGAATTTTTGAATCAAAGTATAAGGCTTCCTCTTTAATGTAAATGTTAGAATCTAACCAATCCATCTAAGATTATCTACCACAAGATGTATCGTTAATTACTTTTGAAGTAGAATCAAGTTGGAAAGAAATATTAGCATTCCCCTCATAATACCACCCTGTTCCATAAGTATCTACAACTTTAGTGGTACATGCCGTATTTGTATATAAAGCCGCTCCCGATGTAAAAGAAGGTACAGCATAGACTTCAACCATTGTTCCTCCTGGTCCTGCGGAACAAGCTTCAGCAGAATCTCCAAATTGGTCTACCGCTATGTCAACAGCTTCGTAAGAAACTTCCATTGTTACATCTGACATTATATTTACTCTTTCATCATCAAAAGCTGTGTCATTATCAGAATAAACAATCATACCACCACTAGTAACTTCTAAAGTATCTCCTGCAGCTAAAACAGTAAATCTAGCAAAATATATATTTCTAGTAGCATCCCCTGTCATTGTTTGAGTATCTACGATAATACCATTATTATCTCTACGATAAACTGTTAAAGCAGAAGTCCCAATACAAGTAGCCCAATCAGCAGCTGAAGTCATAATGGTAGCTTTACCAAATGCTTTTTCGGAAACAAATGGTGTCATCTCTGAACCATTACCATCAGCTTGCTGTTCAGAAGTATGAATACACCCATTTGCTGATTGGGTTTTTTGTACAGGACCTGTAAAGAAAGTACCTGAAGTTTGTCCAGGGGAAATATCTATATAAACACTTGGGGAAGCAGAAGAAGCATTCCTTTCAGTAGTTGAACTACCATTACTACTTCTGTTAAATAATTGTTGTGTTACACTTGCCCCTGAACGGTTTTGTGAAGCATTATTAGTTAAAAACATATGACCCCCTGCACTAAATGCTCCGTATTTAGAATCTTGATCCATTGGGTATAGAGGTAATGTATCTCCCATACCACCCCCAGCAACATAATAAACATAACAAGCAATAGGAGCATCAGCTACAATAAAGTAATTTCTAGTAGATGAAATTGAGATAGCAGCTGTATTGTCAAATTGTTGAGATATAGTACCTGAGGTTTGGGACGTTAAAGATGTTACTAACCCATCAGAAGTAGTATATAATACCTCATAATTAGCATCTCCTGCAACAGCAGTTATAACTAAACTAGCAGGAGAGTTTCTATCTCTTCTATGGGCAAAAGCATATCCACCCCATCCCATGTAAGTACATCCTAAATCATAATTAGATGATCTAACATTAACTGGTCTAGAACAATATATTTGGTCTTCACTAACAACCGAAAATGAAGTGCTTGAACCTGCATTAATAGTAGCTTGGATTGTTCCATTTTTACGAATTTCAGTAGAATCTCTTAAAGCGTAAAATGTTAAAGTTGTACTTCTATGAGCTACAAAATATTGACCTAAAGCTGTAGGATCATAACTTCCAATATTCCGCATTCTCCTATACCCTTGCCAATTAGTAATATCCACTGCCCAAGTTTCTACATCACCTAAACTAATATTATAACCATTATGAACAGTTTGAGTAGGTATATCTGCACCTAACCCTAAAGTATTAGAAAGATTACTTAATGAGTCATTAACCCCTGCAGTATAAGTGTTGTCATATTCTTGAGACAACTCTTCAGCATTATTTGCGTAATCATTTAAACTTTCGTTAGCCATAACTTTTATTTATTTTTCGTTAATCTTTTTTTCTAAAGCTTCTATTCTTTCGAGCAGTTCTTTATTTGATTGTATTAGTAATGCTACTAATTTTTCGTATTTAACGGCTTTATACCCATTATCTCTAGTAGTTACTACCTCTGGTAATACTGCTTCTACTTCTTGGGCAATTACACCAATATCATGTCCTTCATTTTCATGAATTCCTTCCATTGGTTTCCAATCGAAGTATACACCTCTAATTTGAGATAATTTATCTAGAGCTCTATCAATAATTACTACATTATCTTTTAATCTCTTATCTGAAGAGTAGAAGGCAATAACGTCATTGGTTGCTCTAATTAAACCTGTAGTAGTTGGTGTTGAAGTACCTACACCTAAAGCACCATTAATATATGCTGTAGTACCATTAAATGTAAAGTTAGCTTCACCATTAATAGTAGCAGTACCTGTTGCTGTTAATACATTATTATTTGTATTATTTGTAATAGTTGTAGTACCTGATGAACCTGATGTACCGGATGAACCTGAGGTACCATTGTTACCATTGTTTCCTGAGTTTCCTGATGAACCTGATGT